GTTTTTCCGCACATTAGCTGGAGGTCGTGTTTGTGACGCAGAGACAGGCGAAGAAGTGTTAACACACGAATTCGACCACAAATCAATGCACAATATGATCTATGCAATCTGCGGACGTCAATTGAGCTGTTTAGTCCAGCCCACAGAAGAAGACCTCGCTGCATTCAAAATCATGGTCGATGAATGGATGGATACCTGGGTGGACAATTTCAAGGAGGCATGGAAGTCAACCTGCATGTTTGAGTATATCGAGAACCAAGAATCATTCTCTCGAGAGAAAAAGCTAAAGTACATTTGTGGCGTGACTCGTATGTTGTCAGACTCTAACTACAACAACTACTAAGGATGTTTTAGCCCAATGGTGAAGAGCGGTGAGGTATACACTCACAAAGCTGAAGAAGCAATAAGTGACGACGGCTTCCACAATACCACCTCAGATAGACCTCGATGCGTATGCCCACCGACAATTTCTGGCATAGGTCCCATGCAGGCGTTCTAATCCTTAATATTCGCAGCCCTAAAAGAGACAGTTCCCGAATTCATTCACTCAATGACCTCAAAAGACATAGTGGACTCAGTGAAAGAGAGGATTCAACCACACTACAAGGCACTCAGCATGGACGGATCGGCATTCGACTCCAGCCAATTCGCTATCTTACAAGATATAGTTGAAAACGGGTTCTTCCGCAGAATAGAAGATATCGTTGACGAATGGGTTGACTACCAGTGTCGTGACATGACAAACTGTCGTGATCCTCGAGAGATTGCAAAAGCAATGAAAGAATCTCTTCTCTCGACGACAAACATCATGTACGTGACCTTACCAGGCATCGACGACGACGAATGGACAGAAAGCGAATTAGCTGAATACCGCAGAGAGACCGGCGACAGAGGCGAGGCACCCTGGCAATACATAGCGCGGATAGTGATCAAGGGCACAACTTTTAGTGGTCTTTCCACCCGCACCACACTCGGCAACACGTTGCGATCAATCGCATACACATTCTACTATTGTCTGAAGGCAGGCATCAAGTAGCCCTGGAACTCCAAATCCGTTGCAGCTATCGCTTCAGGCGACGACGTAGTTCTCTGGTGTGAACCAGAACTGGCTTAGACGCTCCACGACACAATCATGGATAAC